TTTAAATAGTCAACCATATACATTGCAAGACCAGCTTCGCCGTCGCCTTTGTACATATCAATTAGGTCTTGTTCTAAATTACTATTCTGTGCTTCTTTGGCTAAGTTAGTTCTAAGTTTATCTAACGGGTCTTGTGTTGAAATATCTGTATTGTTTGGTACTTTAATACTTACATTAATGTTTAAGTTATTAAATAAATTCTTAATACCGTTAACACTCTTTAGTGCTTTTTGCATTAGCTCTTGTTCATCTTCAGCTCTACTATCGTAAAACTTAATAAACTTCTTTGCTTCTTGTGGAGTAATTAATACTTCACCTCCGCTACTTGCACCACCTGTGTCTTTGTAACTTAACGGAAAAGGTTTACTGTCTTTACGATCAGCAATGTTATTAAGTACATCAAGTTTAGGTCTTTGTTGCTTTACACTATATTCGTCTAAACTTTCAGTAGCAAAATATTTGTCGTTAAATGCTTCTAACTCTTTTTCAAATGCATCTGCTTCTGAAGTGTCTGGTTTGAACTCTGTAAGTTCTTTTTCCATTTCTTCTTGGCTTAGACCTTTCTTCTCCATATCTACTAGTTGCATGTATAATTTTCTACCACCATATAGTGCTACAGCAATACCTACTGCTGGAAGTCCATATGTGCCTAATGCTTTTGTAACAGGATGATCTAAGAAACGTTTAGCCCAGGCCATAGCATCAGCAACCCAACCGCCAACTTTCCATAACCCTACAAAGAATGTAATTGCCCATTTATTATTGTAAAGCCATTTAGCAATTTTAACTGCATGTTTTCCGTACTTCAAAGCACTTAATGCAGGTGCTACCCATTCTTTAACATTTTCGTCTTGTGCTACGCCCATGCCTTTTCTAACTTGGTCGTACATTTGTTGTGCCATCTGTGCATTAGCAACACCTTGTTTGAAACTATCAAAGTCACCTTCTTGTGCCGCGGCTCTCATTTTACTTGCACTCATGCCTTCAGCACCTTCTGCATCGGGATCACGTTCGCCTGCACTTACAATATTAATACTGTTAAACTTATAATCTTTACCGTTGTAGTCATTTAATAGTTTAGTAAATGAATCAACTCTATCTGAACCTGCTACGTATATAATGTCTGTATAGCCTTTAGCTTCTAGACTTTGCATAGCTTGTATGATAGTTTTTACTTTAGGATCACCTACTTCAACTCCTGGAAAACTTTTAGATGCAAAGTACATCTTTTCTGGGAATGGTAGTGGATCTGTTTTAGGTTTTTGTGTCTGGCTTAAAAATAAAAAAGGATCACCCTTTTGTGATTTAACTACGTCAGCTAATTTAGCATGTCCTATTGTAGGAGGGTTCATTCTACCAAATGCAAACACCGCAGTCTTAGGTGCTTCAAACAGCTCACGTAAAAACATTAGTACTCTCCGTCTCTAAGGGCTTCCATTTCCTCGCTACAGATTATTTCTGCTAATGAGTTATATTCTTCTTTAGTTAAAAGTTTTGAAGGATCTTTTGGAATATCAAATTTGTTACAGTAATGTTTACACCCTGTGTCGATCATACTTGATAAGTCATCTGGTACAGGACTTCTGCCACCTTTTAATTTATCTTGTAGTTTCGCCATTGTTGGATAATACTGTTTGCGATAGAACATCGGGTCATTCTTCATAAACACTTGCATGTCACCAATGACATCAAATCCTAAATCATTTTCTTTTGTTGGATCTATATCCGCAAACTCGTTTATCTTCATGTTACCACTTCCTACATGACCAGTAACGTGCCTTAGTACGTGGTCCTGGATTATCACAGTTGTGTCTTGCTCTAAAGCTCTTACGTCTTTTTGGATTATTCTTTTTAATGCTCATAGCTTTACCTTTAACACTACTTCCGCCGTGTCCAAAGTTTACTTTTTTAACATTACCTGTCTTAGGATCTTTTACATATACTTTAAATTTCTTAACATCGCCTTGCATAGGCTTGCCTAGTTTTACTTTACGTCCTTGGTACTCTGCTTCGTCCATTGGATCATCATCGTCGTTCCAATGCATAACACCATACTGCTCGTAAAACTCATCATCGTCATCATATGTTTCTTCAATAATATCTTCACCAAGTCCTGCACTAATTTCAATATCAAAGTCATCGAAACCTTGTTCGAACATGTAGTTTGCTAGTTTGTTAGCGTACTCGGTTGACTCGTCTTCTGACAGCTGTCTTGGTAAAGCAATTTCCCATGCTGTACCACCCTGTTCAGTTTCGTAAAGGTTCTGATCAGGAAAGATACTTTCGTCTAACAACTTAGTCGTTTCCTGTTTCTCCATTACTATTCTTACAAAATGTTCCATCTTATCTCCTAGTGGTTTAACAGTACACTATTTACTGCTCCTGATGTGTAAACTGCTAACACTCTTACCCAAACAAAGTTGCCAGTAAAGTTCTTAAAGAAGTTACCGTCTGATCCTGTTTCATCAGTACCAGTTATATCAAACCAATCATCTGATGTGGGTGTTACTGCTAACGTTCCTTGCATCTTAATTGTTCCGTTAAAAGCTAATAGGTTATACTGCACAGTATGGAAACCATCTGCACGACCGTAGTAGCCGTCTCCCTTAAACTTATCACCTGTAATAGTCTGTGTTGTACTATCCCCTGGGTGTGTGTTTGCTGTTAATATTGTTGTACTATTGGACATATAGTTATTTATCTAGATCTTTACTACTTACAATTTTGTCGATACGCATCAAATCCTTCTTTAAGAACAGTCTAATTAGTGTTATAGTGCCTTCATCTTTAACATACATGTACATACCCTTCAAGTTATAACCACGTTTAATGTCACTTAAAACACGATTACCTATCTTAATCTTATCTCTATTCTTAATACAGAACTCAGCTAAGTTTGGATCACTAGTACCGTTAAGTGTAATCTTATATGCGAAGTTAATAGTATCATTAATGATAACGCCCTTTGGTAAATCGATGTCGTTGACTGGCATGTGTACTGAAGTTACTGCGTTTAATTTCTTATCTAACTGCTCACACCATTCAAAATTGTTAGTATAAACACCTAAGTGATACTGTTCACAACGAAGTGTGAATTCTTCTTTTTGTTTTGTAAATTCTGAAAGGAGTAATTGTAAGTCTGCTAGGTCTTCTGAGCTAACAACTATTTGACGTAGGCCAATACCCCAAGTTACCTTGCCTGTATCTGCTTGGAGTATGGCTTCGTCTATAGATTTTCTTGCTAAAGTAAAGTTCTTGTTTCTAAATACAAAGCCTAAAGCGTTGCGTAAATCAACTTTATACTTGTACTTGTCAAAGAATAATTTAGTACTATCAATTTTGATCAACTGTTTCTGGCTCCTTGGATTTACTCTTTACTGTTTGTAAATCAAATGCACCATCTTTAACATTAATATGAAGTGTACCACCATTTTTAAGATCGCCAAACAATAATACCTTAGACAACGGAGTTTTAATATCATTATCGATGACACGTTGCAGTGGTCTTGCACCCATCTTACTATCAAATCCTTTATCAATTAAGAAGTCAATAGCTTCGTCTGATATAGTAGTTTCAACACCTTTGTCAGTTAACATAACTTTAAGATCAACTAAGAACTTACCAACAATTTTAATCATTGTGTTCTTGTCTAGCTTACCAAATGTCATAATACCATCTAGTCTGTTTCTAAACTCTGGAGCAAAGAACTTTTTAAGCTCACCATCGTCAAGATCTTTTTCCATTTCGCCAAAGCCTACTGTATTAGTTTCAGCTTCTGCGGCTCCTAAGTTAGTTGTAAGAATTAGTACAACATTTCTACAGTCAGCAGTCTTACCGTTACTACCTGTAACAAATCCGTTGTCCATAATTTGTAACAATAATGAACTTACATCTGGGTGTGACTTCTCAACTTCGTCAAGTAGTAATACACAGTTTGGATTTTCTTGTACTTTAGTAATTAGTAGGCCACTATTTTCTTCAAAGCCTACGTATCCTGGAGGCGAACCAATTAGTTTAGCAACACTATGTTTCTCTTGATACTCTGACATATCAAATCTAATTAGTTTTACACCTAATTGTTTTGCAAGTTGTTTAGCTGTTTCAGTTTTACCTACACCCGTTGGTCCCATAAACACAAACGAACCAATTGGTTTGTTATCTGCTTTAAGTCCTGCTTGTGCTACGTGAATCTTATCAACAATACTATCAATTGATTCGTCTTGTCCGTAAATCTCAGCTTTCATATTATGGTTTAAGTTAGCAAGGTTGCTAGTTTCAGTTTCCATAATTTGTTCTTTAGGCATGTTAACCATCTTAGCAAGTTCAAACTGTATTTCTTTCATGCCAACTGTTTTGTTTGGCTCTTCTTTAAGTTTAAATCTTGAACATGCTACGTCTAGTAAGTCAATAGCTTTGTCAGGTAACTTCTTATCTGTTTGATACTTCACACTAAGTTTAATTGCAGTATCAATAGCTTCATCTGTAATAGATACTTTATGAAATTCTTCGTAATACTTTTTGATACCTAATAAAATATCTTTAGTAATTGCATTACTAGGTTCGTCAACACTTACACGAGCAAATCTACGCATCAATGCACGATCTTTTTCAAAGAACTTTCTATATTCTTCCCATGTAGTACTTGCTACAACTTTAATATTACCTTTTGTAAGAATAGGCTTTAACATATTAGCTAAGTCGTTTGATTGACCTTGTCCACCAGCACCAGCACCACTAATCATATGTGCTTCGTCGATAAACATAATAGTTTTGCCTTTCTTCTTAAGGCCAGCAATAACTAATTTAAATCTTTCTTCAAAGTCTCCTCTGTACTTACTACCTGCTAACATACTACCAATGTCTAAATTGTATACATTATACTCTTTAAGGAATTCAGGACAGTTGCCTTGTACAATATTATATGCAAGTCCTTCTGCAATAGCAGTTTTACCAACACCTGGCTCACCAACTAGTAGTACGTTGTTCTTTTGTCTACGTCCTATTGCTAGTGCAATGTTTTCAAGTTCTTCTGAACGTCCAATAACAGGATCAATCTTACCTGATTCAGCATCAATATTAAGATTAGTTGTAAACGATCGCAATGCACGATTAGCCATGCCTTGCATTTCTTCATCTTCGTAGTTTGCTTCAAGTTCGTTGTTTAGATAGTCTGCAAACTTTTCTTTTTCAATACCTACTTCGTTAATAAAGTATAATGCCCAGCTTTTCTTTTCGTTAAACATACTTAAGAACACATCAGTAACTTCAATACTGTTACGACCGCTAAACAACACTTGTGTAAATGCTCTGTTTAGTACACGTTCGACAGCTTGTGTTTTCTTAGGCTTCCATTTCTTAGGAAGGTTTTCAATATCAGTCATTAACAAATCATCGCACTTTGTTTTAAGAAAGTTCTCAACATTCTTTTTCATAAATTCTGGATCTACTTGATCGAATCCTGATACAATGTTTGAGAAGTCTTCCTCACATAACATCGAAAACAACAAATGCTCTAATGTAAGATATTCGTGATTAAGTTTCTTAGTTACATCTAATGCTTTGTCAAATATTTTCTGTAAATTTTCGCTAGGTTCTACCATTATTTTATATAGGCTCCAAATCTTTTTAATAATTTTGATTGCTTCTTCTTAGCAATGTCGAGTTTTAATTTACTTACACGATCAACATAGTTGATTCCGTATAAGTGATCGTATTCATGTCCTGCAATTCTTGCATTCCAACCTACTAACTCTATTGTACACTCTTTACCGCTAGAGTCAAGACACTCTATTACCATTCCTGTTGGTCTTTTAACTTTAAAGAACAATAATGGAAAACTTAAACACCCTTCTTCACCTAGTACAGTTTCTTGACTTACTGCTGTAATTACAGGATTAATTATTGCGAAAGGTTTATTGTCCTCATACCCTTCTAATCCTTCTGGCTTCATAATGAATATCTGTGCATCAAGTCCAACTTGGTTTGCGGACAATCCTACACCATTTTCTTTATCCATTATTGCAATCATATCAGCTTCAATTTGTTTAGCATCATACTTATCGAAGTCAAAAGGTGCAACCTTTTTGTTTAAAAATGGATCCGGGAATCTAAGTAGTTTTAGTTTCATCTTGTATTCTTCTTAACTGTTCTCTAATTTTTTCATCGTTTATTTTAGGTGTAACACCTAGTACTTTAATGTATAAATTGCCCGTTTGTCCTGAACGTCTGTCAGGTAAACCTTGACCTCCAATACTAAAAACTGTGCCTGGGTTAGATCCAGCTGGTACATTAACACTCAATGTACGATCGTGGATTGTTTTAATAGTTAAGTTTGTGCCTAAAACGAAATCAAATAAATTTAACTTCTTGTCTATATATAAATTTATGCCATCTTGAGTGTACTCGGGGTGTCTTCTGACTCTTAACTGAACGTGTAAATCACCTCTTGGAGCATGTGGGTGTAAGTCGCTACCCATACCCGAATAACGTATCCTGTCACCAGGTCTACAACCACGAGGAAGTTTAATCTCTACCGTTTCTTCTCTACCACTTGGTAGCCTATATGTAGCAATAACGTCTTTGCCTTTTACGATATCTTCCAAATCAATATCTGCGGCAATAGTTATATCTTGATTATGCATTTGTCTACGCATGTTTGGGTGTTGTTGTCCAAACATTTGTCCAAATATATCTTCAAAATTAGCACCACCAAACGCATTTGAAAAATGACTCTGTTGTTGTGCTTGTGCTTGTTGGGGATCAGCAGTACCGTATTGATCGTACATCTGTCGCTTTTGTGGATCTTTTAGTGCTGAGTATGCCTCATTGATTTGTTTGAACTTTTCATCACTCCCACCAGTCCGGTCAGGATGGTATTGCATACTTTGTTTCTTGTATGCTTTCTTTAATTCTGAGTCTGATGCGTTTTTTGGAACGCCTAAAAGTTCGTAATAATCCATAGTAGTATTATATACTTATCTTAGGCTTTTGTCAAGATCTATTTGTCTGGATTCTTCTTAGAAGTGCCAGCATATAAACCAAACCATGCCGCACCTGCACCAACAACAATACTAACCAATCCTGATTGCTCTAAGTTAGGCTCAGGTAAGTTCATAAACCATGTTGTAACATCATACAGTAAGTAGATGTAAACTGATAAAAAGATTCTTGGAAAAATTCTCCATGCATCTACAGCCCTTGCTAAAAAGATAAGATGCATATAAGGATTCTTACCACTATCAACTACATTAGTATCTACTTCTAGTTCGAATTTAACTTTCTTTACTGCTGTATCTTTATCGTCTTTTACTTCAGTATCAGTTTCGATTTTTTTAATCTCTTTTTCCATTTTTAATTTTCTCTATGTTATCTTTGTTATTCTTAATCTGATCGCTCTGTGCTTGATCAATCATTTCTTGTAGGCGTCTACCTTTTTCAGCCGCAGAATCCAAGTGTAGATCTTTATTAATAACTTTTTCTAACTTGTGCATCTTAAGACGGTCATTTGGAATAAATCTCCAAGTGTAACCACGCTTACTGTAAACACCAAACACACTTTCACGCAATCCTATTTTAACTATAATAGCATCAGTATCATCTAGTATAATATGATCGCCCTCATTAAACGCAGGATTCATTTTGAACTTTAGTCCTTGCATTAAATTGTGTGCAAAGTCCTTAAACCAAAAAGCCGCTGAGATACTAATTAGTATCGCTATCCACGGAGCCAACACATCTGTTAAGCTCATTCCCAGTTGATCAAAGGCATCCATTTTACTTCTCCTGCTTGTACTGTATTTATCAGTCAAAAGGAAAGGTTGTTCAAAATAAATCAAACAACCTTTCTAATTTTAGTTAAATGTTTCTACCACTTGAATGCTTTTTTAACACTCTTCCAGCCTTTCTTAGCTGTATTTGAAACTGTATTAGCCGCGTCATTGATAGCTTTTGTTGCACTATTAATGGCATTATTTGCTTGATTAATAGTATTGTTACATGCGTTAATGGCGCTGTTACATGCGTTAATAGTGCTGTTAGCCGCTTTAACAGCGTTATTAGCATTAAATACGCTTGTAGTCCACTTACCTACTTCGTTACCCCAATGTGCAACTGCATTAGCCGCGTCAGTCATTGCTTGACCAGTTTGGTTAATTGCATCTTCGGTAGCACTTACTGCCGAGTTACATGCATCTACAGTTTGTTTTGCAACTTTTTCGCCTTGTTTAGCAACTACTTGTGCTTGGTTTGCAACTTTCATTGCTTCTTCTTGTGCTTTATCAATGCCATCAGTTACATGGTTCAATGCTTCGTCCATTGTTCCGCCTGCATCTAGAATAGCGTTAGCACCGTCTACTAGTGGTCCAATATCAATGTCAACATTTACGTCAACATCTAGTCCAACTAGCAAAGCCGCTTGTCCGTCAATACCAAACGAGATTGTATCATCTTCGTATGTAGCATGTGCTGAACCTTGAGCACCAATTTGTCCACCAATACTTGCACCAGCACCACCGGAAACTGTTGCTCCACCTATGTGTGCTGAACCTTCAGCATCAACTCCAACGTTAGCACCTGCAATAGCACCACCGCCTACGTCAACACCATGTTCTCCAACACTTGCATGTCCGCCTGCTTCTGCATATGCTTCAGCGTGAGCACCTGCTGTGCCTTCTGCACCTGCATCAACACTAAGATCACCTAAGGGTGTATCAACACCAACACTACCATCTACTGATCCTGTTGCTGTTACATCTGCACTTGCACTTGCACCTACTGTTGCCGCCGCTGTTGCATCACTGCCGTCCCAACCGCCACTTGCTTTTGCGTGTGCTTCTGCATCTGCACTTGCTTTAGCTTCTGCTTCAGCACTTGCGTCAGCGTGAGCATCTACACCTGGAACAATTTCTTGTTCAGCATGAGCTTCAGCACCTGCATTTGCACTTGCTTCTGCGTGTACACTTGCTTCAGCACCAACTGCAACGCTGTGGTCAGTTACTTCGTAACCTGCACTTGCACTTGCGTCATAACTTGCACTTGCACCAGCTTCATAACTAGCACCTGCGTGTTCGTCACCTACTGTTTCACCAACTGATGTTTCAACGTGGTCAGCAACTTGAATTGAGTACTGTGGTCTTGACACATCTTGTACCATTGCTTCAGCTTGTGCAACTTGTGCCTGTGCCGCCGCATAATCGTCATCTGCTTTTTGCTGTTTTGCAAGAGCATCATCATGATCTTTAATTGCTTGATCGTGTGCCGCTTCAGCCGCCTGTTGTTGCTGTTGTGCAGTCTGTTGTTCGCTTTGTGCGTGTGCTTTGTTTGTGTTTGCTGTGTTTGCTTCTTGTTGTGCAGATTTCTTTTGGTTTTCTGCTTGAGCTTTTTTTGAATTATTTTGGTTTATTTGATTTTGAGCATCACGCTTTTGGGCTTCTGCTCTGTTCTTATCATCTTGTGCTGACATTATTTTTTCCTTTTAGTTTCTAAAGATTTTATACGTGATTCAAGCTCATCAATTTTACGAGCTATGTTTGGATTAACTTTCTTCCAAGCGTCAGGGTCTTGGTTAAACCATGTCCAACCATATCTGTCTCTAATACTATCTAAAAGTGTGTCCCACTTGCCAAATACCCATAGTGCAATACGTGTATCTCTCATGTATGCAATGAATAATGCCCCAAATATACTGCCGGCAATCGCGGTATATATCCATAGTCTATCACTAGCCATGCGTTCTATCATTTCAATCATAGTGTAATCCTGTGTATTATGTTAGTATTTATCAGAAGGAACAGTTAAGCTCACCTTTGGGTGTTACTTCAATACCTTCTTTTGTAAGAGAGTCAATATCAACGTCTGCACCAGGGCGGACAGAGCATTTATTTTTAGCACAGGAGGCTAGTAGGACAATCAATAACAAGATTGTCCATGTACGCATTACTCTTTAGTTTTGCTTCTATCAGTAGACTCGTAATATTCTTTATAAGATTTAATAATTTCGTCTTGTTGTAGCATGTATGCACGTATCTGTGCAAAGTTTTTACTTAGAGCTTCGTAGCCGTCATCTGTTAATCCAAATAATACAGGATCAACACCGCCTGCTTTAAGTTTTTCAAATACTTCATCAGCATTTTCACTAGTGATGATAGTCCATTTGATTTCTTCTAGCTTTGGAGTTAACGGTTGAGGCAACGCAAGAGGTTCTCTAGGAACTTCTGTTTTAAAAATCTCTAGTTGCTTAACAGAACTACATCCACTAATAAGGAACGTACTTAGGATTAGCAATACTAGGACACTCTGAGTTGATTTCAGACTTTTTAGTAGCATTTTTCTCTTTCTCCGTTAATGGCGACCCCATAGCAATTTCTACACATCTCATTGCCTTTGTAGTCGCACCGTTAATAACACGTTCAACTGATTTAGGACGTTCATCTGCAAGTTTGCCAATGTCACGTACTTCACCTTGACCGTTAATTTTATTAAAGCGTTTATCTAATGCTTGAAACTCGGCTTGTAGTGCTTTGTTTTGTGCATCTAAGTTAGCTGTAATTTTCTTTTGTGATTCAAAGTCAGCTTTTGCTTGTGCAATTACTTCCTTTTGACTCGCAACGCTTTGTTCTAACTTTAAATTGTTTGCTTCTGATGTAGCCAAGTCAGACTTTAGTGTTTTTACATACATAACACCGCCACCGGCACCGGCCATCATAATAATTACTAATGCAATTTTAATTGACCCTATCATCTTTCACCTCATATCTGTGTTGTTCACAGACGATAATTTCAATTGGTTTCCCATCACCGTCTGTAAACGTTTCAATTAGTCTACCTTCGTGCTGTCTTCCGCAGTTTTGGCAGTACTGGCTCATACCATTGACAAAGCAAGTTCCGTTGTTTCGTCTACTCTACGTGTCCAACCTCTACCAAACGTTTTAAACGTAGATAGTTTTTCATAGTAGTCTTGACGGTCTTCTTGGAACTCTTTAATAGTTTCTTCAAGTCCATGTGTATCAATGTAGTCAGCTAATTTTTTAAGTGTGTTTGGTCCAATACCGCCATCAGCAGTAGTTCCAATCATACGTTGTAAAAATTTAGCACTTCTACCTGTGCCTGCGTTAACACCAAAGTCAAATAAACATAAGTCTAACCCTGCTGGTACGTTATCGCACTTCATTCTATCCCAGTAATTCTTTCTGTAGATAGGCGCAACATCGTCGAATTCTAAGTCTTTCATATCCTTAGTTCCGCCGAACGCTACATAAACTTTTTTGGTAACACCCATGTTTGTTTCCCCACCTGGGTCGCTAGGGTGATTTACATATCCACCTTCGTGGTGTAAAATTGTTTCTAAACACTTGTCGTAATTTTCTTGCATTTTATGGTTTCCTATTTTTTTAGGACAACAGTATAACCATTATTTTCGATTAGGAAGTGGTCTCCGTACTTGGATATATTGTAGTCTCCAATATATTTAGTAAGGAAAATTATTTCTGCGAAAGAATTGACATCGTATTTTTCAGTAATTGTGGTTTCTATGTGACTACTTTTACCAAAATCTACAACATTGTAAGTAAGTGGTTCAGCATAAATTTTACTAAACTTAATTTTGTTTTCTTTTAAGTCTATACTATCAAGGTAACTCTTACTAAAGAAGTTCTTGTAGTTATCCATGTTGTTTTCATTTACTTTAATTTCGTATGCACTTTTATCTAATGGAACTGTTGCTGAAATGTTTTCCATTTGTGCTTCTTGACTTTTGAAACTTTTGTAATAACGAAATTTAAATTTATCTATATTAGCTAACTTACCAACACCATCTAGCATTTCCATTATTTGATTTGGAATATCTTTATGGCGTTCGATTTCTACAAATACTTTGTAAGTACCATCAGTTTGTTCTCCTGAAGTAACATCTGCATCAAGTACATATGAATATCCTTTTTCAAAGAAGTTCATTAAGTCTTTTGCAGGTGCTTCAGACATACAACTAAAGCTACATACTACAATGTCTTTGTCATCACCCATCTTTGATTTGAAACTGTCAATTTCAAATACAGGTAATACTAAATCGTTTAGATCTCCAGCTATTAATCCCATTAAACTGCTCCGCCTTCAACTGCGGCTGTTTCGCCTTCTTGTGCAACATCGTCAACTGCTGGTTGAGTTGATGCAACGGCTGGTTCTTTAGTGAAGTCTAACTGCTCTTTGTATCCGCTATAGATATTTAATATAAGTTCTTTCGGCATTTTAATAGTTACTACCCAAACTGGTTCTCTATCTAGTTTGCCCTTTTTAGTACCTGGACGAATATCGTCTGGTTCTTTAATTTTTCGTGGTTTTAAGATAGCTGTTTTTTCATACGAAACATAACAGTCATAATCTAGCAGTCTTTTACCACCTGCTGGATCAGGCATTTTGTCCTTAGGCCACATAAACGAAGCCTTAACCCAATGTCTTTCTATTTTAGGACCTTCAACTAACTCGCCATCTTCCCAGTTAGCATACACATATAGATCTAATTCGTCTAATACACGTTCAAAGTCTTTTAAAACACTTAAAGCAGTATCACTTTCGTATATACTTTCAATGTTTGTAATAATATCTAATACATCACGCATGTTGTTTTCACCTATTCTTATACACTTATTTATCCGGATACGATCTATAAGTGTGCAGTTTTGTCTTGTGCATATAAAGGTAAATATTTTTGTAGGGCAGTAATACTGTGAATCTACAGTGACTGTCTTTATATTAACTCATGAAGGAGGAACTTAATGGGTGCTAAAAGACGAGCAAGAGCTCAAAAAACCCCGGCTAGTAACAACGTTATTAGCTTTTCAAAACAACAACCAAAACAAATCAACATACTTCCAAGAAATATTAACCAAGAAACATATATGCTAAAACTGTTGGACCCGAAGAAAGACATAGTCTTCGGTGTTGGTCCTGCGGGAACCGGTAAGACCTTACTAGCGGTCCAGGTGGCTATTAAGTTATTCAAGGAAAAGAAGATTGACAAAATTGTTGTTACTAGACCTGCTGTTTCAGCTGACGAAGATCTTGGTTTTTTACCAGGAACAATGGAAGAGAAAATGGCTCCATGGACAAGACCTATCTTTGATGTTTTTAAAGAGTACTTTAGTGCTAAAGAACTTGAAGGTATGATGTACGATGGTGTTATTGAAATTTCACCTTTAGCTTATATGAGGGGTCGAACGTTTAAACGATCAATAATTGTTGCGGACGAGATGCAAAACGCAACGCCAAACCAAATGAAAATGTTATTAACACGTATCGGTGAGCGATCACAGATGGTAGTAACAGGCGATTTAGCTCAAGCTGATAAGTTGAGTAATAACGGTTTGATTGATTTTATTAAATCGTTAGAAAAACATAGAGAAACATCACACATTGACATAGTCAGATTCCAAACCCATGATATTGAAAGGCATGATGCAGTTAAAGAAGTACTAGCTGTTTACGGCGATGAGTAATTAATTATCCCCAGGAAGATCTGTATCGTTTTTATCGACGATATAGGTCTTCTTAGAGTGTTGCCATTTAGACCATGTATTAAAGATTATATTTTGTAATCCTATAATAGCATTGTGTCTATTAACACTTGTTTCGCTCAGGTCACCTGAACGAGCGACAACTGTTTCTCTTTTAATTGGGATCAGTTGCACTAAAGGTTCACCCATTTTTATGAAAGTGGGCTTAATCTCTTTTAACATAATATTAATAGGACTAATCAAAGCACCTAAGTCATGGTCAATGATACCAGGTATTGCTTCGTAGTTCCTATCTTCATGATAAAACATAGGTTGATATAGTACACTCCAGTTAGGCTTACTCCATATCTTCCAAGGACAGTCTAATTTAACTGCGGCTCTTACACCAAACTTGGTTAATATTTCAGCACCAGGAACACTTACTTGATCTGCAGGATGATGTGCGGCATTGTAAGTAGGATCACTATAACGTGTGTTTACATAGTTGCCGTCCTCACTAGGAATAATTTCCATATCACACCAAGCAGGAATAACAAACCCTGTTTCCATAAAATCTTTGATACCTGGACAACCTTTTGAAGTTTGATCACTGTCTATTTTATGCTTTTGTTTATTCACATAGGCAGGCATCTTCTTCCATGCTTCTGGTTTAAATTTACCAGCAGGTTCAATAGGGGCATGTTTACGTACAGCCCACTTTTCAGTTTCAAAAAATATTACAGGTTCTGGGTTAGTCATTAATTGTTTCCATTAAAGGAAATATCTCCGCAATTACTTTTGCACATGCATGAGCAATTTCCATATGTTCTTTTTGTGTACCATTAGCACCACGTAGATCAATGTAATGTAACCAACTACGTAGAGTACCATTCATGTACAATGTTGTTTTAGTAATACCTTCGGGTAATACCTTACGTGCTTGTTCTTTAGCAATACCTTTTTCAATAGCATTATCGTAAATAACCTTAGATACTTCAGCAACATGCTTTTGTTGTGCGTCCCACCACATTGCTAATTCTTTGTCTTCGGTCTCAATACTGTTTTGTCTGTTCTTAGTATCTTGTAAACGTGCTTCACTGTATTCAAACATGTCGCCTTGTTCTTCTGGATTAGCATAACGTTGACTAAACTCTTGGAAACTAAAACTTCTATGACGCACAATTTGATGTGCAATGTCACGTGTAGTTTTAATCTCTAAACAAGCATTAACCATCTCTAATGGTGACCAATGTTGATGTTTGATCAAGTACTTAATTAAACGTTCACTAGTTTCGTTATTAATTTGTGCCGCCGGGTTACTTACTTTGGCACAAAATGCTATTAGCTCTTGTAAATCGTCAACACCTTCAGTTGTAAACTCGTCTGTTGCCTTTGAGTAAGATACTAATTTAACGTTCATTCTTTAATTCCTCTATTCTATGTTCTAGCCAACTAATGGCTGTGTGTATGTGACCTGTATCGTGTTCACGTAAACAGGATTTTGCATATTCAACTTCACGTTCTAGTATACTAACTTGTATAAGATTACCCGGAAAGTCCTTTTTAACAGTCATTATTAGCCTGTTCTCCATATAACATGTACGCCAAATTTTGTAACAAAAGGATGTGGTCCTAAATCTCCTTTTGGAATCGCCGCACATGCTGTACTAAATTCTAATACCATATCAGTTGGTTCAAACCAACCTAAGTCTCCGCCATTATTTTTACTTGGACATGCAGAATTCTCTTTTGCCATTTGATCAAAAGAAACACCACCTTCATGTAGTTGTTTAATAATACGTTCACCTTCGGCCATTGCTTCGCCAATGCCTCTGCCATGTGTAGAATTCTCTGCACCCCTATAAGAAAGCAATATGTGACTTGCTCTCATCTTACCTATTGCCATTATTGATCTCCTTTACCCGGTTTAGTTGACATAACATCTACTGTAGGTATTTTATTAGCTAAAACATCTTCTTCCCTAACTTGTGTAATGTTAGGCCATTCATAACTATACTTAGCGTTGATATTAAACCAAGTTCCGTCGTCCTGATCCTCTGTAATAATAGCATCTACGGGGCATTCTGGTTCACATACACCGCAGTCTATACATTCATCTGGGTTAATAACAAGCATATTTTCACCTTCATAAAAACAATCCACAGGACATACCTCTACGCATGTCATATGCTTACAATTAACACAATTATTATTAACCAAATAACTCATACTATACCACCCAGTTCCATATTGCACGTAAAGATAATAACAAGTACATACCTTCCATTAATGCTCTAGGTGTGTCCTTGTCCTTTATCCCAAAGTAAACCCACATCACACAACTACACGAGGCCAAGGCCCAACCTATCCATTGTGTTTCGGGGTTTGCTTCCGAAAGAATAAAAGCGGCTACAATGGCTAATGCAAATCCTATCCACCTTGGTCCGTCTATTGACCTGTAGTAGCGAATTTTCATTATACTTTACCAAGTTTAATCAATGTAGCGGCTAAGTTAATTTCTGGATCTACAACCAATGTATGATCCACTAAGCCTTGTTTAATAATCATAATAGCTTTGTCCTGTTGATCAGGATCACCAAACAAATCAATGTTGTCATAAAGCCAACGATAAATCTCTTCCATCTCTTCAGCTCTAGCACTTGCACAAACAAGTTTACGTGCTTCTGTAATCTTACCTGCTTTAAATAGTTGTACCATATCAAGTTTCCAATCAGCTTCTGTCTTGTCAGCTTCATTAGGTTTGATTAGTACACCTTCTGTACTGTTCATTTGCACCATGTTAATGCATTTACGTAAGTCTGGATACGTTGCTTTTACATAAGTGTCTAAAGTATCTAGATCAGGTTGTACACCTTCTGTAATAAGAATCTCTGCAACACGAGCAGTAAACTCTGTTTGATCAACTTTTGCAATATGAAAGCCTTGACATCTTGAATGTAGTGCAGGAATAATTCTGTTTGGATAGTTACAAGTTAAAATAAACCTTGCAGTAGTATGATATTCTTCCATCACACCACGTAGTGCCGCTTGTGCGTTTGGCGACAAGTAATCAGCCTCATCAAGTAGTACAACCTTAAAGTCACCAAATGGAATCATCTGTACAAAGTTTACAATCTTAGCACGTACATCTTCTACGGAGTTTGTTCTACTTGCGTTAATTTCTAATATGTCTAAATCATTTAGATCTAATTCGTTGAATAATAGTTTAGCAAGTGTTGTTTTACCAATACCAGCATTACCACTGAATAACAAATGCGGAATAGTTTTATCTTTGATCCACGTTTGTACTTGTTTCTTTTGATGCTCATCTCTGAACACATATCCGTCTACTGTCTTAGGACGATATTTTTCTACCCAAAGTTCCTTCATGTCTGTGCCTCGCTTATTCGTTTTCTCAAATTAGATGTACTAAATGAGTGTTGTCTTTTATTATAATACAATTCTATGCCTTTGTCAACACAAATCTGCTTACCTGTAAACTCTTTATCACGGTATTCTTCACCAATAAATCTACGATTCAATGTATAAGTTAATAGTATATCCATTAAATCTTGTTCTGTTGCATATGGAATAATTTCATCAATGTAGCTACAACCTTTTAATTGGACATATCGTTCAAATACACTTTGTATAGGTTTATTCTTTTCTGGTCGATCAATAGTTGGATCTGTTTGTAATCCTACAATCAAATAGTTACAGTTTTCACTTGCTTCTTTAAGCATAGCAACATGTCCACTATGGAACAAATCAAAACTGCTAAATGTAATACCTACTGTCATTGTTTGTCCTCTTGTCGTTGTAACGGAAGTCCGTTAAAAATAAATCCTACTGTAACACGTGGGCTTACGTTTACAGGTGCTAAACCTTTATGTGGATAACTGCTTGGAAATACTACACAACGTCCTTTTTTCCATTCAATGTGTTCCACAGTTTTTACCTCAAAGTTTACACTATCGTATTCGCAAAAATCTAACCCACTATCACCTTCCATAAAATATACTAATGTATGTGAAGGCAACCATCCTGGCATTTCTAACTGTGCCGTGTCGTCGGGTGCATCTGTATGTAGTCCTCCAACGTGTTCTTTTGTAGTAAGATTGACTTGTACTTGATTTAATTGTAATCCCTGATGTATATTTTTAAAAAGTTTTTCTCGTTTGTGGTTAACTATACACCATAGTGTTTTAAACTCCCATGGCATGTCAACTAAAAAATTTGTATGTTCTACTGTTGCACCTTGTTGTATTTCACGTACCCATTGTTCACTAAAAGTAGTATATCCTTCATCGTATCCTAATCCTCTGTGACCAAAACGCAAAGGCATATGCAATATACTAGAATCCATTTGATCCATTAGATAGTCTGGTACTAAATCATCAAATACTAAAATATTATTTTTATCTATGGCCGGCAAATCGCTGTTGCTCCTTTTTAAATATAGGTAATACAATGTTACGGTCTCTAGCAAATTGTGTACTTTTACCACTAAACACATAACCAGCAGTAACACGAGGACTTACTTTGTTAGTAGGTATACCTCTATGAATGTAACGACTTGGAAAGACAATTAATCTACCTTCTTTGTATTCTACTTCGTCAATCTTCTTTCCACCACGATCAGGATTGTTATCCCAAAAGTCCATACCTGTATCTCCTTGAACAAGATACACCATTGTGTATGCAGGTACGTCATCACCACTATCAACGTGTAATGCTCCTGCGTGTTCTTTTGTAGTAAGATTAATTTGTATTTGGTTTAATTGTATATCACCAACGTCATCGTCGATCATATGCTTATGATGTTCAAAAGCGTGCCAAACTGCTTTTAAAGTCCACGGTGCTTTATGTACTTGTTCGTGAGTGTATTGTTGACTAAAGATTGGGTGACCTTGATCAGGCCCTAAACCTCTGTGTCCATAACTAACTGGAGTGTTTAGTACTTGACTTATGGCTTGGTCATGTAACCATTGTGGCACCACATCGTCAAGTACTATTATTTTATCAAGATCATAGTTCATAAGTTAATTATAAACTATCTTTGCTGAAAAGTCAAGCTCTTTTTTACAAATCGCCCTTGACTCTGTTTTCGGAATAATGTGCATCAAATTCACCACCAGGATAACGTGCTTTAAGTTTATCAATATTCATTTGAATAACTTCGTTAGGATCAATGTCTAATGCCATACATCCTTGCATCCAATACCACATGATATCACCTAGTTCACGTTGCATGTGCCAAATGTTATCCTTGTCTAAAGGCTTACCTTGGAACATAATTTTTTTAATAATTTCGGTAAATTCGCCTGCTTCGGCTCCTAGTCCCATAGAGGCAGTTAATAGTCTTGGCATATTAACTTCTGGGGAATAGTTTAGTTGTGCCCAATGACTTGTAAAGTCTTCATTCTTTGAGCTTTCGTCGGAAGTAACTGCGTCAACAAATTCTTTATATTTGTTTAGGTCAATCTCAGCCATAAGATAATCCTCTTTCTTTTATAGGGTGTTATGCACGAACGAATTCGCTTGGGTCAATACTAGGTTGTGATAAGTCTGTTTCAGAACCCATACCATCATCACTTGGTTTTTCTTTACTTGTAAGCATAATGCCATTAACATCAATTAGCCTAAGTTCAATCTCACCATGATCTGGGTCATCAGTAATAAAGCCTCTACTCCAACGACCATGCTCTACATAGATCCAATCGCCAACTTCATAAGGGTCTTTATTTTCGTGTCCGATTGCATAGATCTTGCACCATCTAGGACGGATGCCTCTTTCCTTGCCATCGTCACTTGACAAAATAATACCACCTTTAGTAGTACGTTCGCCAAATTCCATATCCATTGCAAGTACACCGTCATGAATTGGACGCACCTTGCCAGATACTTTTGTTTTCATCTTAGGGCCTTGGCCCATCATAGTAGTATTAAGTTCCATTAGTCACCTTTTTTCACAAAATTACCATCAGCGTCTTCTACCCACGCTGTACCGGTTTCGTCAGCTTCTTCGTCAATAGCCGCCATCTCTGCTTCTACTTTAGAAGGAGTAGCTTTTGTTGCTTTTTTTGGTGTAGCTTTAACAGTTTCTTTAACTTCTGCTACAGGTTCTGCAACTGGCTGTTGTGCCGGTTGTGTTCCTGCTACTTCGTCTGCAACTGCTTGTGGATGATCTTTGTAATACTCGTCTAAAATTTCATCACGCTTACGAATGATTTTGCCACCTGGGCCTAATTCATCACCACGTGCATTAAC